TTGATAACTGGCACTCTCATGGAAGTTATCAATAGCACATTCGCCATGAAGTTATCAAGTAAGGCTTGACTGCCCTCGCCATTGGCCATAATCTGTCGTTGGCCCGACCCGATGCGGTACCGTACGCTAGCTGCGGGAAACAGGAGCAAGAGCCACCTCTACCTAGCCGCAAGGCTGCTGTACCCGACCGGAGCAAGGATGCGAATGGCGGGAGCTGCGCGGGCCTCACTGGCAGGCGATGCCGGTTGACTTCGGCTCCGTTCAAGACGAACGGGCACAGTTTTAGGGCAACGTCCTTCGGGGCAGTTGTCCCTAAGCATGTAGGGCGCCCGGCCTCAAAACCGGCACATGGCGAGAGGAAGGGACAGGGTACCTTCCGTTGTGCCGCCCTACATGTGTCCCATGCACCCCACAATGAACAGCACCCCTTGGGCGAGTCGGACGAGCCGATAGCAGGGGTGCGTCTACCGGAAGATGAACGGAAGATTTGGGCCTTACAGGTGGTGCTGGGCGAGGATCAGGCTGAACGCCACACAGGCGGCGCCGAGCCAGCCGAGGTTGACGCGGGGAGGGGTGGGGTTCCAGAAGGCTGCGATCAGGAGCAGGATGCCGCCAGCGATGAGAAGGATGGGAGAGAACATTTGTCGGGATACCTCTGCTGGGGTTGGATGCGCGCAGAGGGTACCGCGGCTAGTTCCCGATGCAGGAATAGGCGATCGCATCGCTGCCGGTGCCGCTCAAGGTGATGGATGAGCCGCTGGCGGGGACCGCATTCGAAGGTAGGGTGACCCCAGAGACATCGTTCGATGTGCAGGTGAAGGACGAGGATGAGGTGAAGGCAGGCGACAGGCCAGTCACCGTCGCGGAGCCGGCTGTGAGGGTCGCTGAGCCGGTGACGATGTGAGGCGTGGCGAGGAGGGTGTTGCTGCAGGTGGTGGAGGTTCCGCACGAATAGACCGGGGCCGTAGCGCCAGTAGCCCCTGTTGCCCCGGTAGCGCCCGTGGGGCCAGTCGGGCCAGGGGTGTAGGTGATCTGGGCGTTCGTGCTGATGCTCGTCGCGGTGAACGTGCCGCTGGTTACGAACTCAAGATGCGTCATGCCTGCCGAGTTGGCTTGGTAGCAGGCAGCGGCTGTAGCCGTCTCGGTGGTGGCGAAGGTGCCCGGCACACTGCACTTCTGCATCGCAATGGCTGTGTAGGTGACGCCATTGTCGGCCGATCCCAGCAATCCGACCGTAGCCGTGGTCAGGCTTGAACCGGTCAGCGTGATGGTGACCGAGCTGTAGCTTTGTCCGAGGCGGATGGGGAGGCTGGTCTGGTTGGTGGCGTTCATCACCACCGGCGGGGTGAAGATGGTCGGACTCTGGGCTGGGCTGCCGGTGAAACAGATCATCAGGGCCAGCACACATGCGGAAATGCGTCGAATCACGGTGCACCTCTTTCGGAATTCCGTCTCCATCCTACAACGAACGCAAGAACGGCCCCCGCGATGGAGGCCGTCCCCGTTGCCTTGTGTTTCGGTTGGAAGATGGTTTACTTAGCGAATCTTCATGGTGGTCACCTCGCTTAGGTAAACTCTACCTCATGGGGAAGGTTATTGAGTTCGCGGGCGTCACGATCGAGCACCGCCAGCTCACTGATCTCAGCACCATCGATGGCCAGCCCACCCTCTGCCAGCACAAGCGCATTCTGCTGGATGAGAACGGCCAGATCGTCACCTGCAGCGAGTGCAAGCACCAGCTGAGTCCATTCTGGGTGATCCTATCGCTGGCCAGCCGCTACGACGAGGCCCGGGATGCGCTCCTAGCGCTCAGACAAGAGTCGAAGCCTGGTCTGACGGTTGTGGAACGCCCTCCCGCTCCATCATCGCCGCAATGACCGCGTTGGCGCTGTCGTGGATGGGGCCACGGAGGCGCACGACGAGCGCGTTGATCTCCTGCGCCACCTGCACGGGCACGTTGACGCCAGCGGGGATGCACACGCCCACGTCACCGGCATAGACGACGCGGGCCTTCCCTAGCACTTCGAGGGTAGCGGGACTGAGGCCGATGATGGTGGGCTGCTCGGGGGCGCTCATAGCTTGCCGCTTTCCAGCCGCTCCCAGCGGAGGGGCTTTCCTGACTCGAATATGAGCGTAAACCGGCCGAAGAAGTTAGGACCCAGGATCGGCGCCAGCTTGGCGGCCGCTTCCTGCACCAGCTCCGTGGTGGTCGGCATCGGGCCCGGTTCGTGATTCGTGCGCTCAGTCGCCATCAGTGGTCTCATAATACCCCGCTGCGCACCGGCAGTTCGGATGGCCAGGGGGTGCGTCGTCGCCGCTGTCGAAGTCCTCGTCGATGCCAATGCGGCCCTGCTCCGCGTTCGGCAGGCATATTTCCTCGCAGGCCTGGTCATCTGGCAGCCACATCTTGAATTTCATCCCCGTCGACTTCGCCGCCCCATGCGTCCCATGCGACCTGGCATACGCGCGCTCGGTGCGGCTGACGTTCAGAGCCCGCGCCGGCGAGAAGTCGTAGCTGGTGATGATCTCGTGCTGCAGTTGGGTATTGGTCCAGCCGTCGGCGATTGACTTCTCTACCAACTCCCGCAAGCCGTCGCGTGTCGTCTCAGTAATCGACCACTTCGAATCAGGATTGGGGCGAATCGTCCCATCCTTGCCCACCCGCATGCCCACCAACTCCGCAGCACGTTCGTGCGCTATCTGCTTGGCGCGCTCAAGCACCTTGGTCCACATCGGGTTGGGCTTGCCTGCCAGCTCCTCGGGGATCTCGCGCAGCTTGAGGAACTCAGTCGCGCCCTCGATGGCTTCCTGCTCTGTGAACTTCTCCACCTGCGGGATCAGGTCCGACCAGTCGAGGTTCAGCTCGATGGTCTTGTCAATCTCCGCCTTCTGCTTCTTCGGCTTCGCCTTGGCCAGGATGTTGAGCGTGCCGTGGGGATGGACGAGGCACTCGCCGCCCTCGCAGGCTGCGCACTTGGTGGTGATGAGCTCGGCCAGGGCAACAGCGACAGCCTTCCCGCGCTTCTTGAGGTAGGCGGCTAGTACTTCTTCCAGATGATCCCGGTCCCCTTGCCGCTCCGCTTTCCAAAAGGGGCGCCGGCTACTTTGCCAGCCCCCTTCCCTCCTGCAGGCTTAGCGCCATCGTCACCCCCACCAGCCCCACCCATAGCCGCCTGGGGCAGCTCGGTCTGCTTGGCCACCACCGACAGCGGGATGGCACCGGCAGCCGTGAAGATCAGCGGCACGTCCCCACCCTCGACTGGATCCTGCCCACGGATGGCTCTGGACTCGTTGATCGTCATCTGGGCCGTCTTCGTGTAGCCGGTGAGCACCGTCTCCTGGTTGACGACGTCGACGTCCTGATCGTCATCCCAGCTAAGCTCGATGTCGTTGTAGCCCCAGCCCAGCACGATCAGCCGGTCCATGAAGCCCTTCCACCAGATCTTCTCCACTGAGATGCCCTGCAGGTCCAGCTGCTCCTTCTCGCTTTCCACAGAGGCGCGAGAGGCGGGCTCGGGGACGTAAGACTTGGGGAGTGTACGGAATGCGCGGCAAACGATACGCGCGATCCACACGTCGTAGTCAGATTTCAACAGCTCCCCGGCGCTGCCCTTCATCTCGAACGGCTTCATGCCGCCGGGGATAAACCGGATCTTCGACTTGAGGTTCAGGTTGCCGCTAAGGAGCGCATCGAAGCTGGCCTGCCAGATGGCTATCTGCTCCGGTGTCCAGGCCTCAGGCACGCCCAGCATGACATCGGGGATAGTGCCTTCCTTCCAGAAGTTGCCCATGTAGATCGTCTTCTTGACACCCTGCATCACCTCGTTGACGATCTGCATGACCTCGCTGTAGCCACCGATGGGGAAGTTGGTGCGGGGCCGCGCCGGCATGTACACCAACTCGCGCTCGGTGTAGTCGTCCATGGGCAGGCCCTTGATGATCTGCTGGTAGGCCGGCTGCGGATAGTCAGGGATGCGGCCAAAGTCGTCGACCAGCGGCTTCACGGTGGCGCCGTCGAGAGCCAGAATGGCGTAGGGCTTGTTGCCGAGGCGGTTCTTCCAGATGAAGGCGCTGGCGGCATCGATGGTGTAGCGATCGACGAAGATGGAGCGCATCCACATCGCGTAGGGCTGCTTGCGGTCAGGGACCTTGAAGAACTCGGTCATGTCCTGGATGCGGGGATCGTCCTCGGACTTCTTGCTGGCGGCCTTCGAATCCTTCTTGAGCGTGAACTTCCACGGCAACCCGATGAGTTCGTCAATGCGGGCCTGCATCTCGACGGCGACAATGCCCCAGCTCTCAGCCAGCGCGCGCAGCATGGCAAACACCTGCACCTGGCGCGGGTAGATGTCTAGGTTGATCCCGACCGGATAGTCCCAGGTGCGTGGGTAGTTGACGTTGGGCGGCCCGAAGGGCGTGACGGGCTGGAAGGGCGAGAAGAAGTTCCCGCCCATGTCCACGTCCTCGATGTACGTCTCGGGGTTATCGCGGTCGGTGGGACGGACGTCATCGTGGCCAGCGAGGAGGGCGGCGGGCACCTGCTGGGCTGGCTTGCGTACCAGGCCACGGAGGGGGCCAGGCTCGGCACCACGGCTACGTGTGGCGAAGTTGCCGGGAGGGCCGTAATAGCCTTGGCTGCCCGTGAACTCGAAGCCTGGGGAGATAGCCATCGCGGAGCCGCCTTCGGGGCCCTTGGCGAAGAGATCCTCGGCGCTGGGTTTCTTGCCAAAGCCGGTGAAGCTGGGGTCTTTTGCGTCGAGGTCAGCCATGGGATCTATCTCGTCTCAAGGTTGATTTGGCGTTTTCCCGAACCGACGAGGCTGAGTTTCTTCGGTGGAACGCGAACCGCAGCTGGGGGACGAAAGTTGGGCTGTGGCCCATCTGAGCGCACGCGCTGCATAGAGTTCTCTTTCATGGCGTTCATTGTAGCGCGACTCACTCAGCCGTCACCTGTGGTGCCCAGCTCGGTCGATCGCAGCGGGTATGCCATTCTGTCACGCCATCCGTCGTCACCGACTCGTTGCCCAGCGGCTTCTGGCACTTCGAACACTTCTCCACCGGCGTCATAGCCGCCAGCGTCCGCTCGTAGGCCTTGAGTGGCGCTGGCTTCGCGGGTGGAGGTGGTGGCGCTGGTGCCGGATGCACACCGGCTGCCTTGGGCTGCTCATAGGCATCGGCCTTGGCTTGGGTGGTCACCGCCGCCGCACCCTCGTTCTGGTAGTGGCGTAGCAGGCCAGCCCAGCCCTCCCATTCGCCGGCTAACTCGGTCAGGCCCCAGACGACAGCGTCAAGGCGATCTGGCGAGTCATCGTCGGTGCGTGGGTTCCAGTTGACCAGCTGATCCTCAAGCGCGGAGAACTGGCCGACGTGATGCACGCGCCGCTGCTCGTAGAGGGCTGAAACCGGCTCGGCCCGTATGGCCTTGCCATGGCTGGCGCGCACGCTCTTGTAGCTGACGTTGGGATCGACGTGGCGGAGGAGCGTCTCGATCATGTCGCCGCCATTGTTTACCTCGCCGATGACGCGGTCAGCCTCCCAGTGGTGATACAGCATCACCGCCTTCTTGGCCCACTGATCCGGCGTGTAGATGTCGCTGGCATCCTCGAGAACGTAATAGTGCGCGGGGTCGCGCGTATCCATCGCCACCACGATGATGCCCGTCTCGTCGCTGTCCTCGTTGGCCGTTACGGCGGGATCAATCGCCACCACGATCCGGACAAACTCGGGCTTCTTGGTAACGCGCGCCTCCTCGATGTCGGCCAGCTTCCAGAGCGCCCCTGGGTTGTCATCCAGCACCTCGGCCATGAGCTCCTGCCGGCCAAGGCGCGTACCCTCGTACTTGCGGATGATCTGCGTGTAGAAGGTGGGCGCGAGGTTGGCCTTGTTCTCGTAGGTCGTTCCGCGGGTGACGGCGGTCGTGGGATCGGCTAGCAGCCGCCTAATTAGCTTTGTCGGGCGCGGCGTCGTACTGGCGACCACCTGCGGTTCACTGCCCAACCGCAGTCCAAACATGGCCTGATCCCAAGTATCGATATCGTAGCGCCACGCAGCGGGTTCATCGCAGAGAAGCTTGTCGTGTTGTTTTCCGCGAAGACGATCTGGCTCTTCGGCCGAGAATAGGAGCGACTTGGATCCATCAGGCCATTCCAGCCGCCGCTTGCTGACACGGTAGACGGGACGTTCATTGGCAGGGCACACGG